GATCCCCGGGTTAAAGGTTGTGACCGGCTGGGGCTTGGACGGCCGCCCATGGGATGCGACGACCCGCCAATTGACAACCGGGTTGTCTGGGTTGATTGTGCGCACTGTTGACGGGGACGGGACGCGCGCGCCGTATCCCGGGGAAACGTATATCTATCCGCATCCCGACCGCATCCGCGCTGAAATTATGCCGTGGGTTGCGCTGAAGCCGCGCGTCATTGTTGAGATTGGCAACGAACCCAACGCGTATGCCAACGCCCCGACCGACGCGCCATGGGTCTACGCGCATTGGCTGAAGGAATGCGCCCGCATGATCCAACACGAATTTCCCAGTGTGCGCATTCTTGCCCCCGGCTTGATTGAACGGGACCAACCGCGTTGGTGGGAAATCTGGCGCGATCAAGGGGTCGGTCCCGCGGTTGACGGGATCGGCTATCATGCCTATGCGCATGTGGATTTTTCACCAACCGATACGGGGCAAATACAACGCGCGCATCAGCAGCTCGGGCAGTTTTTCCATGATCGTAGTTGGTGGTTGACGGAATGCGGCATTAACGACCCGCAGACCAGTGACCAAAAGAAATGCGAACGGTATTCAGACTTGCATCGTAATATGCCGTCCGACGTGGTTTGTTGCTGCTGGTATCATGTCTGCACCAATCCGATCAACACCGATCAAACCAATTATAGCCTTGACCTATCGGCATTGCCCGCGCTGCAATCGGGAGGGAGGATCCCATGACCCTTACGATTAACAAGACAAAATACCGATCGCCTAATTTCGATCTGCGTCCCGATGGAACGGTCAAAGATACGATCGTTGTGCATACAACGGAAGGGTATTGGCATAGTGATGCGGAATGGTTATGTAATCCGGTTAGTAAAGTGTCTTGTCATTGGGTCGTTGCCCCCGACGGGATTGTCTATGAATTGGTAGACCCGAGTAAACGCGCATGGCATGCGGGGGTCTCGGGGTTGAACGGGCGGGACGACTTTAACGATTTTTCACTTGGGATCGAGATCTCGCATATGGCGGGCAGCGCGTGGAATGCCGCCCAAGCGACGGCCATGAACGAGCTGTGCCGTTGGATAGTCAGCGAAAAAAGCCGATTCCCGATCAAACGTGAATGGGTTGTGACCCATCGGGCCATTACCCAAGTCCGCCCGCCTGAGAAACGGAAGTCGGATCCGTCTGATTGGAATGATGTCGACTTTAACCGCTGGGCGGATTCGCTGTTTGCCCCGGTTGACCCGCTGAAAGTTGCGAGCATTGGCGGACCGAATGGGGAACGCTACGACTGCGGGTCGGGGATGGCGGTCTATTATCAAACGTATGCGGGCATCTGGACGCTCGGGTATGCGCTCGGGCATGAGACCATAACGGCCGATAGCCTTGCGCAAGACTGTACCATCATGCCGTTTGAACGCGGCGTTTTGAAATACTTGCATGGCGTCGGGGTGCAACCCGCGCTCCTGGCTGAAGTCCTGACAATGGGCTGGTAAGGGGGAGGAACTATGAGCATTACCATTGGTACGCAGATTCTTGCGGCTATCGTGTTTGGGCTGGTCGTTCGTGGGGTGTTCGTGCTGATTGCGGGCAGTGCATGGAATTGGCGGGAATACCTCGCATGGGCGTTTGCATGGGCATGCTTTGCGTTTATCATTTTGTTTGGACCAATTACCCTATGACCAAGGGACGACCGCCAATGAAAGACGTTACGAATAGCGCAGACGATACGCTTGACCTTGCTCCGCCCAAGACTCAAGCAAAATCAAAAGCGTTACGTGTGCGAAAATGGGAAAAGGCATTCCTGTCAACGCTTGCGGAATGCGGGGTTGTGACCCGAGCGCTTGCAGCGGCAGACGTTGACGTTGCATGCGCCTATCGCTATCGGTATGATAGCGAAACGTTTGCCGCCGCATGGGACGCTGCGCTTGACGAATTCGCAGACAGCTTAGAGCGGGAAGCCATCCGCCGCGCGCGGGAAGGGTATGATGAAGCCGTGTTTGGTCGGCTGCCCGGGCAGTATGCCGGGGAAGGGCAGATCGGGGTTGTGCATAAGTATTCTGATCCGCTTATGATCAAGTTGCTGGGGGCATACCGCCCCGAGAAATACCGTGAAAAACGCGACATCACCTTGACGGGCAATATTAAGTTGAATGACATTTCGGGGTTGACCGACGATGAATTACGAGCAATTATTGCTAGTCAAAGCGGCGGCGGAGCTTGAATTACGGACCCGCAAGGGCAGCCGGCAAGAGACCATGCGCGCCGCGTCCCCCGCCGATTTTGCGGCGGGAACCATGATCGAAGTCCCGACGGATGACGCCGCGGTCATGGTGCCATTTCACTTATGGGATGCGCAGACGGATGTTTTCAACCGGCTGCTATCCAATCGCTTAGTTGTCATTTTGAAAGCGCGTCAACTGGGGATTTCATGGCTGGTCTGCTTGTATGCGCTTTGGCGGTGTGTGCTGTGGCCCGGGCAGCGCGTCCTAGCGCTATCTCGGGGGCTTGCCGAATCGCGTGAACTCATCCGGCGGGTCAACGTGCTGTACCATGCGCATCGTCATGTGACCGATGTCTTTCCCGAGCTGGCAAAAGACAATCTGGGCGATCTGGTCTGGAAAAATGGATCGTCAATCCGCAGCGCAGCAGCCACGCGGGACGCCGGCAAAAGCTATACCGCAAGCATGGTCATTCTTGACGAATGGGCGTTTATGCCATTTCCGCAAGAGACCTTGCAGAGCGTCAAGCCCGCGATTGACGGCGGCGGGCAGCTGGTCATGGTTAGCTCGGGGGATGGGCCGGGGACGGAATACCATCAGTTCTGGCAATCAGCTGAGACGGGCAGCAACGGGTATCATGCAATCTTCTTGCCTTGGACCGCCCGCCCCGACCGGACGCCCGCATGGCGGGATAGCAAATTACTTGAAGCCAACGGGGACATGGCGGTCATTGCGCGGGAATACCCAGCCAGCGCGCTTGAAGCCTTTACGGCTGCGTCGGGGCTGGTCTATGACGTGTGGAACGAGCTTGACGGGGTCACAGACGCCGCAGACTATATAAAGGATGCGGGTCCGATCTATTGGGCAATAGACGACGGCTATAGCGCGGGCAGTCGGCAGGGCAGCCGCGGGCTTGACCCGCAGACCAATGCGTACGTTGCAGACGCGCATCCGCGGGTCATCCTTTTTATTCAGCAACGACCGACGGGGCAGCTTGCGGTGTTTGCTGAGAGTTACGCATGTATGGTGCTATCGGATGTCCACATTACCGCCGCGCAAGCGCTCGGGCATCCTGATCCGATCTATGCCAGCCATGGCCCGGGGTCGGCAGAGATACGCGGCCGGCTGCAAGCTGCGGGGCTGTATACGCGGCAATGTACTGCGAACGTTGACGAAAGTATCAAAGAGACCCGCCGATGGCTTGCTGCAGACGACCAAGGGCAGCGGCGCATTATCGTGCATCCGCGCTGCAAGCATTTGCGGCAAGAACTCTTGCAATACCGCTGGTCGTCCGACGGCAAGCCGGTCAAAGCCTTTGACCATGGCCCCGACGCGCTCCGCGGTCTTGTGTGGACCTTGCGCTATGAATAGGGAATAGCATGAGCATTACCCCGTCAACGATAGCAGGGGATAGCTACGCAAGTACTGCGGGCATGCCGCTGCAAATACTGATCCCGTCCATCCTTTTCCCGCCGGCCTATACGGACTTGCCGCGTTGGTGGACCCCGCTGCGGGACGCCCGCTTGCAAGGCACGCTTGACATGGAGTCCATGTGGGCAAGCTCCGTTGCTCGTATGACAACGAAATTTGCAAGCCGTGGGTTTGTAATCGAAGACAGCAAAGACTCGGGCCGCCGTGTCTCAGCAAGTCAAGAACTGTTCAAACGCGCAAACGGCGGGGACGGCTGGGTCCCGTTCGCAGAGCGAATCGCGCAAGACCTTGCGCTCTGTGATAACGGTGTCTTTATTCGATTGCGGCGGGACGGGGAACAAGCAGAACAGATCAAGGTCAAAGAGTCGGTTGTTGATTCGGCTGGGCGGGTCAAGCAGGGGTTTACCGACGTTGTGATCAGCTCGGGCGCGAAAGACGGCAAGGTCAATGCGATCTATCATCTTGATAGCTTGCGGTGTACCCGAACGGGCAATCTTGCCTACCCCGTCCGTTACATGTCGGTCCATGGCGTATGGCAGCTATTGCGCTGGGATCAAGTCTTGGTCTTTGCCGATCAACCCAGCCCGCGGGCTGAAATGTTCGGGGTCGGGCGGTCGGCGGCAAGCAGAGCATACCAGACCATTGCAAAGCTCGGGGCAATGGAGCAAATGGTCTATGAATTTTTGACCAGCAACGGCGCAAACAAGATCGCTTTTTTGCAAGGCATTTCTAGCGCAACGCTTGAAAGTATGGTAGCAACCGGGGAGGAAAACGCCCGCGCAAGAGGGTTGCAGTATTACAAGGGCGTGATCTTCGGGGCCATCCCCGGGGATAGTCCGCTATCGCTCGTTGAATTGGTTTTAAAGCAGTTGGCCCCCGGGTTTGATCCGAAGACCGAACGCGACAACGCGTATATTATCTACGCCAACGCGCTCGGGATCCCCGTCCAAGACATACAGCCGTTAAGCGGGCAAGGGCTGGGGACGGGGACGCAGACGGAAGTCTTGCAAGAGGCCGCGCAAGGGATCGGGGTTGCCGCGTTCCTGAAGTGGTGGGAACAAACCGTATCCGATCGCATTCTGCCCGAAACAACCTCATTTGAATTCGTCAACGAGCATGACATGCGGGACCAAAAAGCGCATGCAGAAGTCAAGAAGTTGCGCGCTGAAGAACGTAAAGTCAGGATTGACAGCGGGGAAATCAGCAGCGCGGTTGCGCGGCAACTTGCTGCGGATGACGGGGACTTGCCGCAAGAACTGTTGACAACGGATGTGACCCCCGGGGATCAATTGTCGGATGTCGAAAAGCCGACGGATATTGAATCGTCCCCAGCCAGCCGGTTGCTTGCCGCTGGCATGCCGGATGCGCCCCCGCCTAAAGCGCAACCGCCCGCCGCCCCGACCATGCTTGCCGCAAAGACCTGGGATACGGCAACCCCCTTGCTGATTGACCCCGAGCTTGCCGACGCCCTGACATGGCTGGGGCTTGACGATGGCCAATGAACGCTTGCGGGCAATCGGGTTGCGGGCAATTGCCGCAGCAACCCGCGCATATCTGCATAGTGATCGCGGGTCTGATGCGCTTAACTTCTCC